ATTTCAAGGATGCCTTCGCCTTCATCGGTGACAACACATTCCCCTTTTACACCGTCATCATCAATCACATACATCGTGCCTTTATCCAAATATCTGTCAATCATGTCCTCCTGCTCATCAGCAAGGAACAGCAGATCCATGTAATCTCTTTTGTTGTCTACAATTTCATATATTTTCATAACTCGCACACCATAATATATTCTTCGGCGTTTTCATCGACCGTCTTGAAGCCGACATCTTTATACATCTTCACGGCGTAGTTTGCTTTCTGCACCGCCAGGGACGCTCTTTCATATCCCTGCCATTTCAGCAGTTCGAGCATCTTCACCATAAGCTGTGAGCCGATGCCCTGACCGCGATATTCTTTGTATAGCGAAATGGCGAAAGACGGCGTCTCGTCATCCACATGACCGTAATCGTTCATGATCCTCGTCCAGACCGCTCCGACCACCTTGCCGCCGAAATCAGCGACCAGGCAGTTATCGCCTTTACGGATACCGAAATCATCTGTGTACACACGCAGTTCCGGCTTCTCGATGATATCCCTCGCAGGTGGCTCTGTTCCCTTCGGTATGAAGATTGCTTCATACAAGAAGTCCTTCAGTAGATTGGTTTCACCCTTGCGGAGACTGCGGATTACATATTTCTTGTGCTTATCGTTCGTCATGTGGGAGATACGCTCGTTTTGCACCCTGCCCAGCATCTCAAGCACTTGTCTGCCAATTCGCTCCGGCTCGTTGTCATTGCCGCCGCATATCAGTTCCAGCGTATCCGGCGTCCAAATGTATCCGTGTGCCTTGTTATAGAGGTACTGCTGGAATTCCTCGTATTCTTTTTCTTTCAGTTGTTTCATAGCAGCCCTCCGATAAATCAATGTGCGACCTGCAATCCCTTGTCGGTATCCTTTTCAAAGCCAATTTGCCAGAATCCCATGTCCAGCAACTTCATCTGTGGATATGGCAGGTCATATACTTTAAGTCCTTGTCTTGCTTCCTCAAGTCGGACAGAATTTTTTTCATAGAAATCCACCAGTTTGAGAAGTGACTGTAAATTGTAATTCCCCGTGGATACATTCTGATCCTTGATGCCATCAATGAAGTATCTGTCGTAAGCCGGAACACAGCCAAGCGTCCCCATCAGAACCTTTGTAATCAGCGTGGTGGACAGCTTATTCTTTACTTCACATTCCTTCACGCTCTTTCGGACTTTGTCATAATACTCGGTAATAAACGCATCCAATGCGGATAGCTTCTCCTGCACATCCTTTTTCCTTAAGTCCGTACAGGCAAGCCCAAACAAACAATCATACGGCGATTTCAGTAGTTCCACGACCACGGGGATATGTACCTTATAATCCTTCTGGAGAAGGAAAGATGAACCTCTGTACATTCCCCAGCTTGCAAGATAAAAAGCAAGCTGCAAGCTCAAATAATCATAATCGGGAGAAGGATTATTCCTGGCATTATGAAAGCATTTGTAGCAATGCTCCCACGAACGGTATCGTCCGTTTGCATCTGCCCGCAATTCATCATAAAAGGTAGTGGCAGATTTTATTATCAAGTCGACTGTATCCATACCTTACTTCTCCTCGCGTTTTACATAGGTAAGCTGAATATCGTAGCCGAGAACTTCGAGCATCTGCACAAAGGTCTTATTCACAATGGAATCGCCCTTTTTTATGAGCCGATTCACATACTGACCCGTTGTGCCGACTTCCTCTCCGAGTTTCGCCTGTGTCATATCAGCTTCGATGCATTTCACTTTGACATCGACTTCAAAATTGTTCTTGACCATATTTCAATCCCTCTGTTGTTTCTTGCGTCATTTTTGTTGGTTTATTGCACTCATAGTGTTATTTATTATATCACGGAATTATGAAATTTTCTACCCCTTAACGAAAAAAGACACCCGACCGCAGCCGAGTGCCAATTCTATCCGTGTATCTGTTATGCCTGTATCTCAGTACCGTCACGGAAGGTGACCGTGATTGCCTTGTCCCTGCTCACCGTGATGAGCTCGACCATGCCGCCCCAAAGGCTGCCGTCAAACTCGCTGATGGTGCCGTCCTGGGCTTTCAACACCTTGATGAAGTCCGCCAGCCGTTCGCTCTGTGCTTCCTTGGCGGAGATGGCGGCCACCACCTCATCGTACCGAGCTTTGGCTTCATCGTAACGCTTGACCAGTCCATCGTAGCGTTTCTGGTACTCATCCTGATCCTGTGCAACGCGGGCATTCTCCGCCACGATGTTCTGCGTCATTTCCACAAGCACCGCCATTTCTTCCTCCAGCTTACCTTTTTCTTCCTGAAGGACATCGGTTACACAGAGCGTTTTGCGGATGATCTCCGCATTGGCGATGATTTCTTTTTTCTCGGTCACGAGCTGGTTGTACGCCGATATGAACGCCGCCTTGACCTCTTCCTCCGTAACATGGGGAGTCTCGCACTTTTCGCCGTTGTACTTGCGGTTGCAGCGGTAAATCACCCTGCGGTAGCGGTCTGTGGAATGCCAGACCTTTGAGCCGTACCATCCGCCGCAATCGGCACACTTTATCTTGTTGGAGAAGATGCTCACTCCGCTGTAGCGTGAACCGCCCTTCGTGCGCTTGGCAAGCTCCGCCTGCACCATGTCGAACACCGCAGGGCTGATGATCGCCTCATGGTTGCCCTCCACATAGTATTGCGGGACCTCGCCCTCGTTCTTCTTCATCTTTTTCTGCAGGAAGTCTATCGTGAACTCCTTCTGCAAAAGGGCATCGCCCTTGTACTTCTCGTTCGAGAGCATCCGACGCACCGTCTGTTGGTTCCACACATCCTTGCCCGCAGGCGTCTTGATGCCCCGGCGCGTCAGTTCGGCGGCGATGGAATGCGGCGTCATGCCCTCAAGGAACAGACGGAAAATGAGCCGCACCGTTTCTGCCTGTTCGGGATTGACCACGATCTTGCCCGTCTCTTTATCCTTGTCCAGTCCAAGGAAGCGACTGTAGGCAAAGCTGACCTTGCCGTCTGCCATGCGCTTGCGTTGCCCCCAGGTGACATTCTCGGAAATGGATCGGCTTTCTTCCTGTGCAAGGCTCGACATGATGGTGATGAGCAGCTCGCCCTTGGAATCCAGCGTCCATATGTTTTCCTTCTCGAAATAAATCTCGATGCCCTCGTCCTTCAGCTTCCGCACCGTGGTAAGGCTGTCCACCGTGTTCCTTGCAAAACGGCTCACGCTCTTGGTGACGATGAGGTCGATCTTCCCGGCAAGGGCATCCGCGATCATCGCCTTGAAGCCCTCTCGCTTTTTGGTGTTGGTTGCCGAGATTCCTTCGTCCGTGTATATGGCAACGAACTCCCAATCGTCCCGGCTCTTGATGTAACTGGTGTAGTAATCGACCTGCGCCTCGTAGCTCGTGGCCTGGTCTTCATGGTCGGTCGAAACGCGGGCATATCCGGCAACGCGGCGTTTCTTCGTGCTGTTTATCGGCGTGGCCGTGTACCGGCTGATGGTAGCCGGTATCGCCGTTACTTTTCTTTGCGCCATGCTTTCCCACGCTCCTTCCGTAATTGTTTCATGTGTTCGCTCATCTGCTGCCGCAACTCCGGCGTGTACCTTCCCTTGACGGATTCCTTGAACTTGGCTCTCTGCTCATCCGTCCAAGGTCTGCCGATCCGTTTCGGCTGCTCCCATGTGCGGCTGACCGTCCTTCCGTCCTTGAAATGGAAAACCACCTCCGCAGCGGAAAGCACATCGATGTGGTCGATCTGCCTGTCGAACTCTCCATCGTCAAACTCGGCAATTCCGAGCGTCCGTGCGATGAATGGCTTCAGCAAATCCTCCCGCAAGCCGACCGTTCCACATTCGTTCCGCTCGGCGCACCGCCAGTAGTAGGCTTTACCGCTCTCCGATGTGGCTGACGGCTGTGAAGCCCTGCGAAAATTGCAGCCGCAGTGTACGCACTTGATCTTGCCCGTCATAACCGAGGAGCCTTTGCAGTTTGGTTTCTTCCTGCGTTTTTCGGAGGTCTTCGCTCTGTACTCAGCTGTCCAGCAATCCCGGTGACCCGTGTTCGGACAGTCCTTCGTGACAATGCCGCCGTCCTTCAGATGGAACTCAAGAACATACCGCTCCGGCACATTGATGAAGTCCACCTTGTCGCTGAACGCATCCTCATCGAACTCATCCAGTCCAAGAACCTCGGCACAAGCCTTTTTCAGATTCTCGTGATTGATGCTGCCGCCGACAGGACACCTGCCACCTTTTTTCTTCCGTGAGCCGCAAGCCCAATACTCCATGAAACCTCTGTCCGTACGCTTGTTGTGGGCATAGCTGATTCCGCAGAACGGGCATTTCAGCTTTCCCGAAAAACAGGTGAGGTTCAGGCTCTTGTTCGCCCTCGGTCCCAGTTCTTTTCGCCGTGCAATCTCCGACTGTACATAGTCGAAGGTTTCCTTGTCGATGATGGCGGGATGCGTGTCCTCCACATAGTATTGCGGAAGCTGTCCCTTGTTCTTTTTCCGCTGCTTTGAAATGGGATCGGAAATAAACTCTTTCTGCAGGAGAAGGTTTCCCGTGTAGGTCACGTTCGTAAGAACCACCTTGATGTTGGAATCCACCCATCGGCAGCCCTCCCTTGTTGTGATACCCTCGGCGGCGAACTCCCGCTCCGTTTCCAGCCTTGACTTTCCGTCCAGGAAGTTCTGAAAAATGCGTCTCACGATTTCCGCTTCCTCCGGCACGATGATCAGGTCATCGCCCTCCCAGCGGTATCCGTACACCCGGAAGTGTCCGTTCGGTATTCCTTTCTCGAACCGCTTTCTGATACCCCACTTGCAGTTCTCCGAAAGGCTGCGGCTTTCTTCCTGTGCGAAGGACGCAAGGATGGTCAGCATCAACTCGCCGTCACCGCTCATGGAATTGATGTGTTCTTTCTCGAACCGCACCTCCACGCCGATATCCTTCAAGTGCCGCACCGTCTCCAGCAGGTCCACCGTGTTCCTGGCGAACCGTTGGATTGATTTCGTAAGGATGATGTCGATCTCGCCGTTGTCGGCGGCTTCGATCATACGCTTGAATTCATCGCGCTTGGTTATGCCAGTGCCGCTGATCCCATCGTCCGCGAACACGCCTGCGTACTGCCAGTCAGGATTCTTTTGTATCAGGGAACTGTAGTAGCTGATCTGTGCGGAGAGGGAATGGTTCATGCGTTCCGATTCCATCGAGATGCGAGCATAGGCAGCGACTTTTTTCTTCGTTTTTATGGTCGGCACTGCCTGTTCGACCCTTGTGATTTTTGCCATGAAATCACTCCTTTCCGACACTATACATCACTCTTTACGCCCCGGAAGTCAACGATATATCCGAGAATAATGTGCCGAAA